AAAACATCGCGGGTTTCAAAGAGTTTCTGATCGTCGAGCGTAACGCCAATGACGCGAACCGAGTCGATGTACTCTACCCGCCCGACCTGGCAAATCAGCTAAACGTTCTTGCAATCCTGTTCCGACCCTACCTACAACTCCCGAGTGAGGTCTGACGATGGCTGATCTATCTAGTGGCGTTCTCCTAGTCGACATAGACGGCACGATTTGCGAATTCGAAGGGTCGTTCACTGTCCAGCCTAACAGCGAGTCCCGCGAGCCAAAGATCAGTCACTCGGGGAAGGTCGGCATTAAGCGCACGCCGATCGCGCCTGGATTCAAGGGCACGATCCAAGTGTATTCAAGCGTTGGCGGCGGTTGGTACAATTCGATCGTCGAGAAGGGCTGCACTGTGATCACACGCGGGCGCCGATATTCCTACACGGGCTGCACGTCTTCTGGAACCTGGGAGCATGAGTTAGACGAAGGCACCGTGCCAGTGGAGTTTTTCGCCCAGGCGTGCGAAGAGGACATTGAATAATGGCGTCGGGCCCGAACACGCCTGGCAGGCCTGTCTCAACACGGGCGTCGACCGAGCCTGAGGCTGTCGCCGAAATCGTGTTGGTCACTCCGCTGCGCCGCGTGAACGGTCAGCCGATGGAGACAATCCGATTTACTAGGGCGCCAGCGATGGGCGAACTAAAAGGCTGGTTAAAACCGACGTCGCCTGACGATTTTGAAGCGGCGCTTCAAAGACTGCTAGTCGATCCCGAGTGGGTCGAGTTCGTTCTTTCGCGGTGCGCGGGAGTGTCAAAATCAGAATTTGATCGGATGTCGTTTGTTGATTATGCCGCCTGTATTCCGATCATAGCGGATTTTATAGCGGGCTCCCCGTCGACTGGCGCATCGGCCTAGCAATCCTGGCCGAAAGGTTTTCTTGGGGGCCCGCCGAACTGCTAACGCTGACAGTTGAAGATCTGATCTGGTGGTCTGATACGACGGAGGAACTAGAAACATGGCGCAAGCGTTCCCAGTCTCTGTAGTTGTATCTGCGCAGGACAACGCGACGGCAGTCATTAAGCGAGTCGCTAGCGGCATTGGCTCGGCGATGGGACGGATCACGAAATCAATTCGCGGCGCCATTGGCGGAATTGGCAAGTCGCTTTTAACTGGCATTGGGCAGGGGATCGGCCAGGGAATCACAACGGCGATCAGCAGCGCGATCAGCGGCTCGCTGGCAGCTGCTAAGGAATGGGCGCAAGAATTTATTGAGGTTGGCGACGAGCTGGCTACCTTTTCGGCAAAAACCGGCCTAGCCGTCGAGTCGATACAGGCTTGGCGCTACGCTGCTGAGCAGGCTGACGTTCCAACGGCGACTTTTAACTCTGGTATTCAAGCGTTCTCGAAGTCGCTGGGCCTGGCACGCGCCGGAACAGGAAAACTTGTCAGCGGTCTAAAAAAGACGTCGCCCGAGTTACTGAAACAGCTAACGGCTGCAAAATCTACAGAGGATGCGTTTGCCCTCTACGTTTCGGCGATGGAATCGATAGAAGATCCCGCAAAGCGAGCTGCGCTGGCGTCGTTCGCGTTCGCCGGCGCGGGGAACGAAATGGCCCTAATGGCAGCCACCGGGTCTAAGCGCCTGGCAGAGTTGCGCCATGAAAAGATTGCCGACGGCGTGTTATCTGCCGAGCAGGCCGAAGAGGCCGGCAAGCTCGATGAGCAGATGAACCGGCTAAATTCGAAATGGTCGACTTTTAAGCTGCGTGTCGGTAGCGCTATCGCAACAGCGCTGGGGCCGCTGCTTACCAGGCTCGGCGACTGGTATACTGCAAACAAGGACATCATAAATCAGAAGGTCGACGCGGCTGTAAAATTGATCGGCGACGCTATTGCCCGGATTGATTGGCAAGCCGTTGCCGCAGGGATCAAGTCAACTTTTGAGGACATTAAGAGCTTTGTGGCCGCGATCGCGACTGGGATCGAAAAGGTCGGCGGGCTACAAAATGCCCTTTTGCTGCTGGGCGGCGCCCTGGTTTTGGGGCCGCTGACTAGACTTCTGGGGACATTGACCAGCATCGGGGCTGCAAGCATCGCCGCCACCGGCGCTGGCGCAGCAGCTGGCGCTGGGGCTGCTGGCGCTGGCGCTGCTGGCGCTGCTGGCGCTGGCGCTGGCGCTGCTGGCGCTGCTGGCGCTGGTGTTACGGCGGTTTTGCGAAGAGCTCTTCCGATAGCGGCGCTCGCTGCTGTCGTCTGGGGCATGGCGACCGAGCGAAGTGACGAACTGAAGCAAGAGCGGGCCGACATAAAGCAGCGCCGTGACTTTCAGGGTGCAGAAGACATGACGGCTCTTAATGCAACGCCGGTCTTGCCAGCGCCGTCAGTCAGTTCGCGACTGGTCGCGCCGCAACTCGGTTCGACGACAATGGATTTGATTAATCGAATTACGCCGCCGCAGGTGGTCACAATACAAGTCGAGTCGGCGCCAGGCACTGACGCGAAAGTGACGACGCCGCCGAAGGCGGGCAACGTCAAGGTCGGCACTCGCAAATTAGGTAAAGCAAGATGAGCAGCTGGACCGACAGCCTTCGCGCCGCGTCATTTCGCGGCGTGCCCTTTGAAGTCGAGTCGGGCAGGCTGACCGGCGGGCGTCGCGTTGGCGTCCATGAAACGCCAGGTTCTGACGTCGCCGTGACCGAAGACCTGGGCAGGCGAACACGCGAAATATCGCTCGAGGCTTACGTGATCGGCGAGGATGCGGTCGGTCAGTCGATCGCCCTCCTCGAAGCGTTAGAGGCTTTGGGCCCTGGCCTGCTGGTGCATCCTCTGTATGGAGAGATCCGCGTAAACGTTCGCGAGTATCAGCAGACCGACAGCTGGGATAACGGCGGCGTCGTCGTTTTCTCGATTGGCTGCATTGAAGCGGGCGAACTTTCTTTCATTTCCCTCGACACGGGTTCGGCGCTCGACGACGCAATCGGCGAGGTTGAATCGCTGGCAGGCCTGGACTTTGAAGCGCTGTTTTCGGCGTTAGGTTATGCCGACTATGTGCTTGATTCTGCGCTGGCAGCGATTGGCAAGACGCTAGATGCCATCGAAGCAATAGCCGCGGCACCGTTCGCGGCGATTGACGCCGCGTCTGACATTGTCGCCGTCGTGCAGGCAGCAAAGGCGCGCGTTGAAGACCTAGTAGAAATGCCCGCTGATCTGGTCGCCGCGTTTAAATCGTTGATGGTCCAGATTAACGACCTGTTCGGCCTGCGTCGCCTAGCAGCTGACGCTGGCACCGCATACGTTGCGCCGACGCCAAACACGCGCTCAAAGTCGCAGGCGGCGGCAAACGCCTATAACCTCGCACGCCTGCAGACTCGGTTGGCATTGTCGTCGGCGTGCCGTTTTCTGCGTGACTCCGACCTAACCGTATATGACGACGCGATTGCGGCGCGCGACGACGTCGCGCTTCTGCTTGCCGCTGAAGAAGAAACTACGAGTACCGAAACGCTCGAGGCGTTGCGGGCGTTGCGAGTCGCCTTGATCGAAGACGTCACGGCAAGGGCGGCAGCGCTGCCTCGGGTCACGACCTACACGCCGAGCTCGGTCATTCCTGCCGCAGTCGTCGCCTGGAGTATCTACGGCGACACCGAGCGCGCCGACGAGGTTGTCGCCCGCAATCGGATCGTGCATCCGTTGTTCGTGCCGCCCGAAGCGCTGTCGGTTTTGACCTCGTGAGTTTCGAACTGCCAGAGCATACGGTCGCGCTGGTGGTCGGCGGGCGTCGCTACGTCGGCTGGGAATCGGTATCGATCGCTAGGTCAATCGAGTCGGCAGGCTGGACGTTCCAGCTGGCACTATATCAGGGCGCCGCCGCCAGCGATCCCGCTGTTATTCGGCCTCAATCGTCCTGCGTCGTCACGCTCGACGGGTCGCCCGTGATCACGGGCTATGTCGACGAGGTCGAGGTGACAGGCACCGCCGACCGTACCGACCTGCCTGTTACTGGCCGTTCCAAGACCTCGGATCTAGTCGACTGCTCGCCTGATCCCGATGGGCCAAAGCGCTGGCGCAACGCGACCGTGACCATGATCGCCGCCGAGCTGGCGGCGCAGTACGGCGTCGACGTTGTCGCCGAAGTCGACGCAGGGCGCCCGCTGGATCGGTTCGGTCTGGAAAAGACAGAGACGGTTTACGACGCCATCGAACGGGCAGCAGGTCTTCGAAGCTTGTTGGTCACTGACGACGCTGCAGGGCGCCTAGTCCTGACTCGCGCGTCAACGCAACGCATTGACGCGACGCTGACAGCTGGCAGCAACGTCACCCGCTGGTCAGCTGCCTTCCGAGGCCAAGATCGCTACAGTGACTACATATGCCGCGGGCAGCGGGCAGCATCGCCCACCATCGGCGCCGACCAGGCGCAGCTAGTCGA